AGCGGTCTCAATCATGTTGAACCCCAGGTTTCGGGACCACTGGAAAGCGGTCTCGTAGACCAGTGAGGTATTCTGATCGTATCCAGACAGGGGGGACCAGATATCAGGGATCTGGACACATACGTAGCAGTCGTGAACAAGATCGGCATAGCGGGGAACCGGGAATGTGAATGTCTTGGTTCCGGCAGCGGGGGGAGTGGTGTCTGTGATATTCGTAATGTTCAGGCGGAAGTGCTCCATCGCAAAGTTCGTGGTCCGCTTGTACATCTTGTTGAAGTAGGTCATGGATGGATTTCCATTGACAAACACGTTTTGGGCTCCAAAGCCGGTGAGCTGAACAAGTCCACCACCCATCCTTACTATATTATCTTATAGGGTATGATTAATGTATCGGAACCTGCCGTATATCGTTATTGGCATTCTGGTCCTCTTTGTTCTCATTCACTCGTACATGAGCGTTCGCTTCGGATACGACTGGATCGGGACACAGACACGTCGGGTAATTAGCAGGGCATACACTGGAAATTCTGTCCATGAGCTCTACCCCATTCCTCCAGTTCCGTTCATGGACCGGTTCTCGGAGTTCACCAAGATCCCCAAGATGAAGGAGAGTGCACAGGCACCGGGGATGGCGTATTACTGAGGGTTGTTGATCACGGACTTAGAGGCCACCATCATGTTGGGGGTCTGCTTCTCGCCTGTAGGGGCGATGGTGCTGTTGTTTGCGAGGATGAAGCTATTGTTATTTGTCAGGCACGTAGGCGTCCACGACCCAGCCGCCACCCCCTTGCGGTATTTATACACCGCGCCCGCTTTGAACGTCGTATACGTGCTCGCATACGCCGCTTTCTGCGACTGAGGATAGTTCGTATAGTAATTATTTACCACTGTGCGCTTCTTCATCTCCGTGACTTCCGACGCACTCTTGAAGCGAGTCTGCTGGCTCAGAAATTTAGGGGTACCATCAAGTGATACGGTAGGATAGTACTCGGACATGCTATTGTATTTACAGATAGAAACGATTAATCATCAAATGGCTCCTCCGGTTCGCTTTCTTCTGGTCTCTACGCACACTGAGCAGGTCACGGGTTACTCGAAGGTGTCCTACAACCTTCTGAAGCAGCTCGGGACCCTGGCTCCCCTGGTCAAGATCTTCCACTTCGGGTTCCAGCGGACCCCAGCACGTCTACCCCAGCCTGCCCGCCCAATCAAGGGTGTGATCCAGTACGATGCCGCGGCCAACGAGGACCCCAAGGAGCAGGGGTTCGGGTTCAACAAGTTCAAGGAGTATGTCGAGACGGTAAACCCCGACATCATCATGATCTACAATGATCCGATTGTAGTTAACCAGTTCATTCAGCAGGTGAAGGAGGTACAGAAGTCCTGGAAGCTCTGGGTCTACCTGGACCAGGTCTACAAGGGTGCAGATATGGGCCTCCTCCGCAACATTGAGAACGCCGCGGACCGCATTCTCTGCTTCACGGACACGTGGAAGACCCACCTGCTGACCCGCCTGACCACGCCCAACATCAAGATCGATGTGATGGAGCATGGCGTGGACTCCCTGGTATTCAAGCCCCTGTCGGACTCTGAGCGTAACGGCATTCGCAAGAATCTGAACATCCCCCCGAATGCCATCGTGTTCCTGAACATGAACCGCAACTCCCAGCGGAAGCGTCTGGATCTCACCCTCATGGGCTTTGCTCGTCTCCTGAAGGAGTTCCCCGACAAGCCCTTCCATCTCCTGATGGTCACGGGCGTCAAGCCCGAGGGCGGGGCTTACTACCAGCCCCTCCAGATCTACCTGAACGAGCTCGAGCTCCTAGGTCTGGACAACCTGAAGTACGGCACCCGCGTCTCCATCGTGGACACGACTCCCCCCACGGCCTACTTCAACGACGAAGCCATCAACCAGCTCTACAATGTCGCGGATGTAGGCGTAAACACCTCGAACGGTGAGGGCTTCGGTCTCTGCCAGCTGGAGCACATGGCGACGGGTGCCCCGCAGGTTGTCCTGGACCTAGACTGCTACAAGGCGTTCATGACGGACGAGACGAGCGTGCGATGCCCTCTCACTGCATATTCGTATCTGCAGATGACCGCTGGTGTCGGTCTCACCGAGTACACCACGACGGCCGAGGAGGTTGCGTCTGCGATGAAGAATGCGGTAGGAATGCTGGGCCGCGAGACGTCTGAGAAGTGTGTGGCTCTTGCCCGCGGCCGCCCGTGGTCCAAGATCTGTGACGCATTCCTCGAGAGCATACTGGAGAAGGAGCAGGCTTAATCATACGTAAAAAACTGAATCCGATCCTCCTTGAGGGTTCCCAATTTGAGGAGTCGTTGTTTATCCCCGAACGCCGACTCGTCAAAGACCTCCTTGGTATCCGGATCCACCAGGAACAGGAAATCCTTGATCTTCACCCTCTGTAACCTACGCTTCCGCTTCATCATGTTCTTGAGATACGAGGCGTCCCGCTCATCGTCCTTGATATTTGGATTGAACGCCAGATCCTCGCCTTTGGCCGTGCCGTCGAACCGCATACACTGGAGAACCGGTTTCTCCCTCGAATGTAATTTGCGGTGGATCTCGCAGTCTACGGCCGCCTGCTTAATGAGACGGGTAATGCCAGCAGTGATCTTCTCCTTTTCATACGAGACTTCATAGAGGAACTCGTCACTGGACATGAACGCTTCAGGAGCCCGTGCACCGCCTTCCCCGGGAGTATCGTACTTCTTGGGACTCGTATCCGCCCGCCGAATAGGGACAATATTGAATGCCGTATTGGATGCCGCCTGGGCTGCAGAGAAGACAGACACATAGAACGATATCCGGATCGTCCGTTCTTCGGTGGGCACAGTCTCAACTTTCACAGATCCCTCCTGGAGGATCTGGCGGGTGGCGTGAGAACATAGGCGAATACCGCGTCCAATCACCTGGTCGTGACGGGCAGGGTTCCAATGCGGTTCCATAATGTGGAGATGCCGCACATTCTTGAGATTAATGCCCTCGGCACCGCTGGATGTAGCCATCAGAATACTGAGGATCTTCTTTCCTCCGCGTTTCAGGATGCTTTCCTTCATACTGCTCGCGTGTTCGGGGTAATCTGACTGGAGACCCAGGTAATCCTCGTTAAATATTAGACGGGTGATCTCCAGCTCTGCCCGATCAATTCCACCAGTGTAAAAAGCGTACGCGGGTTTTGCGGGGTCTAGATCGGGGGCTTCGCGGTACTTCCCACCCTCTTTCACAAGACGGTAAGGTTGGTATCCGTTGGCATCCAGAATGGCCGCAAAGATACCGAGACCTTCGAGTTTGAGATACTGAGAGTAAATGAACTGATTTTTAAATGCGTCGGTTCCGGTCGTGGTGCGGACGTTCAGGAGAAGTTTCCGCATTTTCGGGGAAAATGTGGCCAGTCCTTCGTCGCGGAGATACTTGTCGGGGTTCTCACGAAGCTTGGCCAGAATCACGGCTTTCTTATCGTCTTCATTCTCTTCCTCCACCTGCTCGGCTGCCAATGCACGGTAGTCAGAGGGAACTGCATAATTGCAGGCCAGACGAGACATGACGCGGTATGTCTTCATATCTTCGTTCAGTGCCGACATCCCTGTACGTTTCTTGGAATCCTGCTGAATCTCCTTCCACCGCACTTCCAGGTACCGATTGAACTGCTCATCGGACATTTCAATTTTTTCCAGCATCTTGTCGTCATCTACCCGCTTGGGGAGCATACGTTCATCCGAGCCCTTGTAATAGGACACCAACCCTTGAATACGCTTTTGAAAAAGTAGGGCGTTCTTGACGTCCAGACCTTCTACGAACGTATTGACAAATTCGGCGAATTCGGTGGGCAGGCACTCCAAGGTTTCACGCTTGATGTTTTCGCGAGCAGCCAGGACTCCGCCGGGAAACGTGGCCGCAAACGACTCACGAATGGTATCGACCCAGTCTCCTGGAGTCTTGTAGGTTACGGTCTCGTCATACTGCACTGCTATCCGCTCACCCTCCTTGTTGTAGACCGACTTGAAGTGGCCGGGGTTACGAGTGATCTGGATAGACCGTTTCACACTGTTGAATTCTACGGTATCCACTTCGGGCAGTTTACGAAAGAACGTCTTCATTCCCGCCTCGTCCCATGTGGGCAGTTCCTTCACGGGAATTACGACACGCTCAATGGGTCCACGCAGGAGATTCAGGAGGTACGCGATCTCGTTGGGGCGGTTGATAAGAGGGGTTCCGGAAAGAGCCACAACCTTACAGTCCCGGGCATTGTAGATCGAGTCGTAGAGTCGCTTTCCAATCACGGAATTGTTGATGGTCCGGGAAATCAAGTTATGAGCTTCGTCGATAATGACCACCGAGTTATCGAAGGGATTGGATTTCAGGGGGTCGTCGTCAGGGACAATGCGACGCACACTCTCGCCAGTGAGGCCATTGTAGTTAATGAAATGATAACGGTTGGCGATCAAGTCGTCAATCTGGGCATCGATTCCCTGCTGGGCATCTCGGGGGAGAGACCCATAATTAGACTCTTTGCCAGGAACCGTCACGAAATACCGTCCCTTGCTCAGAAAATCTTGCGACATACCCATAGCCAGAGCAGGGGCCTTATCGGCTTCGCTGCGGATGATACGAGTTTCCCAGTGATTGTTCTGGACGTAGATCACGTCGCCGCACTTCCGGATCTCCTGCTTAAAATTGTTCTGGAGAGAGGCGGGGAGCATGACCCAGACCTTCTTGTTGGACAGGAGTGACTCGGCCACCCCGATCGCCGAGCACGTCTTGCCGGATCCCAGACCGTGGTAGACAAGGAGACCACGGTAGGGGGTTTCAATAGACAGATAGTCGCGAACAAGTTTCTGGTAAGGCAGGAGTTCTCGCGTGGTCTTTCCGGTCTGCTGGAGGCAAAGGTCCACACCCTCTTCGTCTGGGGCAGGATCCTTCCTGTACTTGAGGTAGATTCGGGCAATATAGTCGGCAAACGCTTTACGGTTCGGCAATACGAAAGCCGTGCTCATATTGTATCAACAACGTAAATAAAATACGCTCATGATACAATGAATTTGGACGGAGACCCCCGTGTGTGGATGCTCACCATCTACCTCTTCCTGGTATCTGCTCTTCTCTATTTCCGCCCGGCCCTGGTGTTTGACGGCGGACGGGTCAGGGAGTTCGGGGCCGGACGCAAGGATGCCACGGTCTTTCCCCTCTGGTGGTGGATCATCATTCTGGCGATCATGTCTTACTTGATTGTGCATTACTTACTACAGGTTTAACTGCTGGGGTCGACTCCTGAGCAGCTTTTATAGCTGCGTCCTTGGCAGCTTTCTGATCAAGTAGATCCTGTTTGAACTGGGTCGCTTCGTCCACGCTGGGTACACACACATCGCGGACGGAATCTCCAATCAGACCATACATTCCCACAACACATGCCAGGGTCAGGAAATACCCAATAGAAATCCATCCCGCTCGCTCAATGCCTCCTTCCGAGCTATCAAAATTGCGGTAGAACCGATCAAACTGTACACGCAGGATTTCCAGAGACCGGATCACGACCCACGCCCCTGCAGGGAACGCCGCCCAGATAGCTCCGTGCATAGCATTCTTGGCAGCATCGGCTTTCTCGCACTCATAAAACGTGGCGGCCGCAGAAAATCCGAAGCCCAGAAGGAAAAAGAATGCATACAGTCCCAGAGTTATACCGACCATAATCCCCCATTCGCGACCGGTTGTCAGAGCGAATATGGCCATTGTGTATCCTTGTCTTATTATTCCTTCGGGAGACGAACTTCGACGTTTTCAGCGAGATTCGACAGCTCATGAAGCATCTCTCGTCTCTGAGTATATTGCGGGCGAGTAAGGTTCATACAATCTGCCATTGTCTTCCACCCGATCGCTGAGATTTCACGCCGCTGCATATTGGTGAACCGCTGGTGAATATCAATGCGGTCTGGACGAGACAGCACAGCTACGAAATACTTGTGACGATACATGATTCCGTTGGTCCCCGCAAACGTCTCCTCCAGTTGAATTCCAGATACCATCGTATACGATGACCGGGGGATATTGGTCTCCTCGAAGAACTCACGCTCGGCACACCCTTGGTCGCTCTCGCATTTGAGACGACGACCTTTCGGGAACCCCCACTCGGGCTCGGTGTAGACAGTAGACGACGCATCAATCTCTCGACGAACTGCATCAAACTTCTCCTTCGCAGCCTTCATTTCGTATTCATGGCGGTCCGAGTTGTTCCACAGACGGAGCCACAGGGCTTCAAACGTTTCGGACTTTACACGGTTGACCTCAGACTGTGTCATGTTGGTGAGCAGAGTCTCCACATATTCCCTATCGTCGGGATCGTACTTCCCCCGAACAAAGTCGGTATAGCACATACTATCTTTTCGCCTGACCATCAACACCTCTACATCCTGGGTTGAAAGCGGGAGAGAGGATGGGTTTACCGGGTTCGTTAAATTTCGTATGAGGATGATTCCGCAGGACAGGACGGGCTCGCCGCAGTCTCGGAAGGTATGGCCTCGTTGTCCGCAGTTATTACAGAAGATGGTGGGTGCAGACATTTCAGTTAGTGTGTATGCCTTCCCAGATATTTCTGGTTCCGTTTTTACCTCTTCTTCTAACAATAAGAATGAGTGCACCATCGAACAATGCGAGTGCGAATGCAGTTGCGGCTGCCTCGGCCGCCAATCCTGGGTCATCCAACGCCACGGCAAACTCCGGACCCGCCAGCGGATTCTCGTTGACCTTCATTTCCAGCTCTACCATTGCCACGATTGTGTTTGTCATTGTGGAACTAGGCCTGGGATACTACTACTTTGCCCGCTCGACGGAATCTTTCTCCAGTCGCATCATGTGGTTCGTAATTTTCACGGTCGTGGCGGCTCTCGTCATCTACGGAACCTACTTCATCGTCCAGGGAACGTTCACGATGCCTACATGGTCTGGAAGCGTCACCCCCGCCGCCGGTGTCACGACCAATACCTCCATGGTCGTCCCCGGTTCGTCCATCCCTGTAGCTGTCGGAACGAACGGTGGAAACTACGGTATTCAGTGGTGGATGTTCATCCAGGACTGGAACTACATGTTCGGCCAGGAGAAGCAGGTTCTGACCCGCGGAGCCGCTGGACAGCTCAACCCCTACGTGTTCCTTGACCCTGTAGAGAACACCCTAGACGTCAAGATCAATCTGATGTCCGGTGCTGCTGGGTCTGGCGGGTCGAGTGTCCCTTCCCCTGTAGGGCTCACGGGATCTACCGATGATTCGTTTACGTGCAAGGTCAAGAACGTCCCCCTCCAGTCATGGTTCTGTATCTCACTGTCGGTGAGCAACCGCAATGTGGATATCTACCTCAACGGCATGCTCGTCCGCTCCTGCCTCCTCCCCGCTGTCCCCCAGGCTCCTCATGGCGATGCCACCGTCATGGGAGCCGGAGGATTCTCCGGTAATCTTGCGGCCCTCAACTTCTATGCGGGTGCACTCAACCCGAACATGGCGATGGCCTTCTACAAGGCCGGCCCCCCTGCGGCGGCGGTTGCCCAGACCACTTCATCGGCAACGAAGCCGACGAACCCTTACGTCGTGAAACTCGCGGTGGTTGACCCGACTGGACAGGAATTAAACAAGTATACCTTCTAAATAATAGGAAGGAATGGATACTCGGACGATCCTAATTTCATTGATGACACTCATTGTCCTGGGTGTCGCGATTCTCATACTCTACGAATTCAGCTACGGATTTTGGTCGTCTATTCCTACTGGACTCCAACCGTCTATGGCCAGTGTCACAATCGTGGGGCCTCTCCAGGACGGACAGACCAACCAGGAATACGATGCGGCTCTCCCCCTTTCGAACAACGAAACAGACGGCATAGAGTACTCGTATGCCGCCTGGATATTGATTAACGATTTTGATCCGCAGGTGGAAAACCCGATTCTGTTCACCAAGGGAAGCCTTGATCTAGCCCTGCAGTCCCCCTCTGTCGTCATGACCAGCGGAAAGAACCAGATTACAATTACACAGGATACGTACGATAAGGACCAGCCCACACAGGTCGTGGTGGGCAATCTCCCCGCCGGAAAGCTGAACCACTTTGCGATTGTCGTGAACCAGCAGTCGTTTGATGTCTATGTCAACGGCCTGCTCTACCGCCACATCACCATGCACAAGCTGCCCCTCCAGAACACTCAGCCAGTCTACGTGGCCGGAAACGGAGGATGGAACGGCCAGATCGGAAGTTTCGTCTACTATAACTACGCCCTCACCCCCGATGCCGTCCGCAGCCTCGCAAATACCCAGCCGTCCGTC